AATGCAAAATCTATTCCATTACAGACTTGTGATGACAACGGTGTTTGTGAAGAACCTTATGTTATCTATAAGTTAAAGTACCCGACTTTACCAGGCGATACTCCTGTGACCACTCAAGAGCTCATTCAGACTGATGAGAAATAGTCTGCTTCAGGCAGTCATTGTACTAGTCCCGACATATATCACCGCATATCTTACTGATAAGATGGTATATGTTATTCCCATGTTGGCTGCATGTTCTTTTATTGCAGCCAGTTTATCCCCCTCTAGATTAGAACGTAGAGTTGAAGAAGATGGATACAAAGAAGATGGAACCAATTGACGTTTATTTAATGTATTGTGCATTAAAGGCTCATTTTGGTAAAGGTGATTATGATTATATCACCTATAAAGGTAAGACAAAGATTAAGAGAGACTCGTTCTACAAACGTAAGGACAGAGGATTCTTTGTAAGGATTGCAAAGAAGTACGATAAACCACAGGATTATTTCTTATCAAATTTCATTAATGACCGTAATGGTTATATCGCAAACTTCAATGACAAAAATTATCAATCATGGAAACTCAAGAGACAAGGTTTCTTTGAGGAGTTTGCTGTAGAGATGCTCCCCTTAGTACAAAGTTTTGAGGGATTATTTACAATCATAGAAGGCAATCATCCTAAACTTTTAAAGGAGTTTTTGGGTGGTCGTATATCTATAGAGACTATGATCATATTAAATGATTTAGTTAATTTTAGTAAAACGTGGAATGAGGAATTAAAGGATGATGTTATATGGCCTGATTTAAAAAGATTTATGATTAATTACGAAAGGTTCTTGACAATTGACAAGAATAGGTATAGAATAAAACTATTAAAACTTATAGAGGAGTCCAGTGATGGAACAAGTACGAGAAGAAGCGTTTGAAAAGTTCGAACAACAAGAACTAGAAAAGAGAATTAAAGTTCTTGAGTTTGATAATGCAGAATTGGTTAAGAATAACGAAGAGTTACGTGGTCGAGTAAAACAACTTGCTACGAAACATTCAAATAGTGGTTACAGACCCCGAAGGCACAACAGTAAATGAATGTAACTCTAGTAGATCATATGGGTACGGATTTATCTGTAGTAAATGCTGCCAGAGTATCGTTTGCAAAAGATTCTCAGTGGGAATCAATTACACCAGCTGGGCCTGTAGAAGGTTTGTTATCCAAACAGGATGAGAAACTTATTAATTATCTTGCAAAACATAACCACTGGAGTCCCTTTGGACATGCATCATTGCAGTTCCATATTAAGGCCCCAGTGTTTGTTGCAAGACAATTGGTTAAGCATCAGGTCGGTCTTGTCTGGAATGAGATTTCTAGACGGTATGTGGATGATGAAGTTGAGTTCCATGAACCAGAAGTGTGGAGAGGCTCCCCTGAGAACGCAAAACAGGGGTCTTCTGATGAAGTTATTGATATCAATCCTAGAGGTTCGATGGTTGATGATTATCAACAAGTTTGTAAGAAAGCAAAGTGGACTTATGAACACCTTCTAGGTCAGGGAGTTGCACCAGAACAAGCACGTATGGTTCTTCCCCAATCAATGATGACTGAATGGTACTGGAGTGGAACTCTAATGGCATTTGCTCGTGTCTGTAACCTACGATGTAAAGCAGATGCACAAGAAGAAACTAGGGAAGTTGCAAATCAGATCGATGCTCTCGCTCAACCTTTATTTCCTTATTCATGGGAGGCATTAAGTGATGGATGATTTAGATAAAATTATAGTTTTGACAGAAGAAATTGCACTTTTACGTAGTCGTTTCAGAGACAATTCTGGTATGGGTAATATCAATACCGCAATTAGTGTAATGGAAAAACGAGTTGAAGAATTGCAAACGAGTGTAAGAAACCCATCAACTAGTAAGGTCTACAGTCAATATGAATGATGAGGTTATGATCAATCTGGATAATGCAATGAACAAAGCTATCGTCTTTGGTAATGGTGAATCTAGAAAGTGGTGTGACAATCCTACATTGAGTTGGCATGATATTCCAACGTGGGGTTGCAACGCTATCTATCGTGACATGTGGGTAGATAACCTTGTGTCTGTAGACTATGCAATGCAACAAGAGATATACGAGATATCTCAGTCAAAACTTTCTTATACGTTGACAGATACAAATTATTTGCATTTCGCAAACTGGAGTCCTATTCCTGCTGAGATTGCAGACATGATGTTCAATGGTTGGGACATACCAGAAGAGTTTGTCCATAAGAATAAGAGTTCTGGGAATCATACAGAACAGTGTGTAGTGTCTGGTAAAGACCCTGCTGAGGTCAATGAGAAGGTCTTTATTGCTAAGACAATGAATCCTTCTCTTGATATGAAAGACCTGTGTCTGAAGATGGAAAAGGATATGGGGATTTGGATTACATATCTAGGAGAAAATGATAATGTAAAAACAATAGACTTCCCTGTGGGGTGGTCTGCTGGTACTACGGCTCTACATCTTGCATGTCAAGAAGGGCCAAAGGAAGTATACATGTTGGGATTTGATTTGTCTTCATATGATGAGTCTCTGAATAACATATATAAAGGGACAGATAATTATCTGCCAAGTGATGCAAAAGGTTTTAACTCAGTTAATTGGTTGAACCAGATGCAAACAGTGTTCGGCGAGTTTAAGGATACTACCTTTTATTGGGTAGACCCTATTCAACGTGGAGTTTTTGGCGAGATATCGGATGTTAAATTTAATAACGTAAGGTACTTGACAAAAGAAGAACTCTGTGGTATATTACATATACGATAACAAAAAAGCATATATTTACATAAGGAGAATACATATGTCGTTAGCAACTTTAAAGAAGTCCAATAGTCTTGACAAACTGCTCGGTGCAGTTCAAGTCGAGAATAAACCCCTAGAGAAGAAGTCTTACATTGATGAGCGTATCTGGAAACCAGTGATGGATAAAACTGGTAATGGTTTCGCAATCATTCGTTTTCTTCCAGCACCAGATGGTGAAGACCTTCCTTGGGCGAAAGTCTGGAACCATGCGTTTCAAGGCCCTACTGGTCAATGGTATATTGAGAACTCTCTCACTACCATAGGTCAAAATGACCCTGTGTCAGAGATGAACTCTGCATACTGGAACTCTGGTGTTGAGAGTGATAAAGAGATCGCTCGTAAACAGAAACGTAAATTGCAATACTTTGCAAACATTCTGGTCGTTAAAGATTCTGCCAATCCTTCTAATGAAGGTAAAGTGATGCTCTATCGCTTTGGTAAGAAAATCTTTGATAAGTGCATGGAAGCAATGCAACCAGCATTTGAAGATGAATCCCCACTGAATCCTTTCGATTTCTGGGAAGGTGCAGACTTCAAGTTGAAGTTACGTAAGGTTGAAGGTTACTGGAACTATGATAAGTCTGAGTTTGATTCACCATCACCTATCAAAGATAATGATGATGACATTGAAGCATTGTGGAAGACGCAGTATTCTCTTAAAGAGTTTACTGAATCAACAAACTTCAAGACTTATGATGAGTTGAAGACTCGTTTGGGTACTGTACTTGCTGGTACAACATCTGTAGGTAATGCAGTAAATATTATGGAAGATTCACCTTCTGTAACAGTTACAGTAGATACTAAAGAGGAACCAGCGCCTACCGTGAGTGAATCACAAGTCACGGCGTTTAGTGAAGGTTCCAATGAAGAAGATGATACTATGTCTTATTTTGAAAAACTTGCTGATAAAGGGTAATTATATAATGAAAAATCTACTGACTACTACTGCACTTGCAGTAACTTTGATCTCACCAGCTGTAATGGCTGGTGAGAGAACTGTGACTGTTCCTACACCTAAGTCCATCACACTTGTTTGTTCTGATGACGTAGAGAAGGGAACAGTTGTTCTCACTAATCCACCTAAATTTAGTTGTGAGGATTATGAGACAATAAAATCTGTTGTGGGTATGGGAATTACTATTGGGCCTGATACTAAGGTTCAAGAAATCTCTAGAGCGATTAAAAGTATTAATCGTACAAAGAAGCGTAAGTCTCGTATTGCATCTGTGACTCGTAAGGATAATACGTCCACATATAAAATGACTAGTGGAAACACTGTGAAGTGGACGAAGCCTGTACCAGTTGTATCTGCTCCAAAGACTCCAATCAAACGGCGTCCTTATAGTTATGATGGTTTAGAAACAGAATTTAAACCTATTCCACAACCAACTTTTAGAAATGATAATTCATCAGATTTATATAGAGCATTTATGACTGCTGATGAAGCAGAATCTCATAAAACTATTGACCTTGATTTGTATAATCGTTTTGATGGATTTTCTAGGAATAGGAAGTTCTTTAGAGACTAAGATAGATAAGAGTTCAGTCGTGTAGCGTCTGCTCCTATCGAAACCCCTCATGGAAACATGGGGGGTTTATCTTATTGGTGCCACACCAGTAGGATTATTGGGTTGCATTTTTGGTAATATTGTATTATTAGTTACACTTGAGTTACCACCACTATTATTAAGTTGATTAACCGTATTATTTCCTCCACCCATTTTTTCTGATAATTCATCTAAAGTTTTAAGTAGTTTTGATTGCCACAGATTGTTACCAGCGCCAGTTGGTGGTGGAGTAACCTTTACGGGTTCTGCCATAGAACTCATAATCTCCTTGAGTTTTGTAATATTTCCAAGAGCAGTATCAAGGTCAAGAGTAATACTACTAAGACCCTTGATTTTTGTTTTTGCAAAACCAAGAGTACCACCAATCTCTCCACCATTTATTGCAGCCTCAATATCAGGTATTGATTTTACTAGGTCTGCTGCAAATTCTGTCATCTTAAATTTTCTACCATCAAAATTCAGTTTAGATAGTTTTTCTAGACCTGTACCAATCTTGTAAATTGCATCTGCACCTTCTTTAAGGCCTGTAGAATTTCTTGTAACTTCTGCTATCTTTTCAATAGGACTATCTTTTCCAGCGAAAAAGTTGAATAATGTTACTCCTACACCCTTGAGAGAGTTCCATATACTTCCAGTAGTAAATGTTGAAAGTGCTCCTTTCATGATGCCCAGATTTCTTGCTGCCAATATTGTTTGATCTAATACTTTTTTTGTACCTAACTTTTGTGCTAGTTTTTCTGCGCCATCTGCGATATCTGTGATTGCACCTTTACCTACAAAGTTTGCAAGAAGTCCTATCCCAGTTATAGATTTTAGAGGGGGTACTATAAGTGCTAATCCTGTACTCACAACTGCCAAATTATTAACTTCAGCACGATTTAAGTGGGTAACACCTTCACCTATTTCTTTTAATGCATTTTCACCTACAAAGTTTGCAACAAAACCAGTTTTGACAACCTCAAACATCTTTGCATCTAATGCCCCCATTCCAGCAGAAACTTCTCCAAGTCGATCTACTTTAGTGGTGTTGAGTGCAGAGATTCCTCTTGCAACTTCTATTAATGCATTTTCACCTACAAAGTTTGCAGCAAAACCAGACTTTGAGATTTCATAGAGGGGTTCGTGTAATGCAGATAATCCCTCACCCATTTCAATTAATTTATGTTTCTCTACTGTTTTAGATACGTCTGAAAGTTTTTGAATTCCATTTGAAAGGTTTGTAAAATCTGGTACAAGCTTAGTTGTTATTAGCCCCATCATCTTTTCAAAGAAAGACCCCTGTCCTATTGAAGTCAGAAATATATTTAGGCCAAGGCCAGCGTCTTCCAATCTCTTTTTGTCTACTTTTAATCCATTTAGTATTCGGATTCCATCAGCAACCTTTGGAAGACCAGTTGTAAAGAATGTTATTATTGTACCGATAACACCTTTTTTTGAAACATCACCAAGATTTTCCAAGAATTCCTTAAATCCTTTACCAGCCTTGACAAAGTTTTTGACATCAAGGGTACTACCAACTTTATCAAGTTTGCCTAGACCACCAGCGATATCTTTTATACCTTGTCCCATTGCTGAACCAGCTTTGCCCGAAATCCACACAACACCAGCAAGACCTGTAAGAAATGCAGTCATCGCAAACCCACCTGCTATAGTGATTGGGTTTGCAAATAAAGCAAGACCTGCCGCCAGTGCAGTAGTTCCCGCCGCCAAGGCAGTAAGACCAACACCGCCAACACCGGCAGCAAGACCTGCCAATACACCACCACCGCCACCCTTCTTACCCTTACCTTCACCAACACCCCCAGTAACACTTTCTGCAATTATTCTGAGGTATTCATTACCTTTTTTTCTCTCTGCGTTTTCTTCTCTTCTTAGCTCTGCCCCTGCCGCATCCTCTTTGTCAAGAGGATCAGGTGCGTTCATCTTGTCAATCGCTTTGTCTAATTTTTCAGTGGTTTGATTTAGTTTTTGAACGGTTTCTTCAAAAGTTGCCATTTTATTTCTTCTTCTCTACTGGGCCAGAACCGCAATATAAACCAAACCATGCGGCACCAGCACCCACAACTACGGATACAAATGCACTCTGGGAGTTAGTAGGTTCTGGGAGTGTCATGAACCATTCTGTTACTCTATAGAACATGATACCATAAAGAGTGATTAACATACGTGGCCAGATGCGCCACTTGTCGATTACAGATGAGTCAATAGTATTGTACCATGCTGTTTGTTCTGTGGTACTTCTATCTACTTCAATTATATTGACTTGATCATTCTTAGTTGCCATTTTCTAGCTCCTCAATTCTATTTGAGTTGTTTTTTATATGTGTATTGTTATTTAGGGGAGTTCGGTCAAAAATTATCTTTTCTAATTTAAGAAAATCGATACGTTCATTCGGCACATAACGCCATACATAATCTCCATCTAAATCTCCACCTTTTTTAGTGACCCCAAATACGGTCTGTGATATACCTATCTTAACGATTAAGGCACGTTCTCCATCAATAAGAACATGATCACCCTCTTGAAACTGCTTATTCATGCTAAATGCAAGACCTTTGCTAAACTTAGTCGCAAAGTCCTTTATCATAAAACCTATGATGACAATCAATATCATACCAATATATGGTAGAATAAGTTCTGTGATCTCAATTGCAGCTGCGTTAGGTGTTGGTATTTCCATTTATTTTGCCTTATGGTTCTCTATTAATAGTTTTTCTTCTTCTAAATATTGCATCAATAGTCCTAAGTAAATCTCCCTTTCCCATGGCATCATATTTTCTAACTCTGTAAGACTATAGTTGTGATGTTGCATCATACCAAAATTAGTTTTATAGTAATTCTTTAGAGTCTCATGAGAAAGGGCTATGCGAAAAAACTTTGAAGACCCTCAATCACAATTTTATTCTTCTTCTTGGTGTTAGGATTTGTTACAGTAACCTCATGAATTATTTTAGGCATAGTTTCAAAGAAATTACTTACGGAAGTGAAATGTTCTTGAGACATACTTTCAATAAATTCATCCAGTTCCTTATCACCCATATCAACTCTATTGTGTATAGTTTCACCATCATGAATTTCTTCCACACAATTTTTTACCATATCAAATATTTGTTTGATTTGTCCAGTACCCGTATATCCACCCATATCACTAAGTTTAGGATAACGCATGACCATAGTGATATCTTCTGTAATTTTAATAATATGACTATGTTTGGTATCCATCTGTATTTTAACATCTGCAAGGTCTATTTCCTTTTCGACTATGGTTTCCCCATCGTCTGTACAAGTTAAATTAAGTTTAATTTTTTCCCCAACAGATTTTCCTCTGAGTTGTAAGAAAATGTATTCAACATCAAACAAAGGATTTTCATAAGGGTCAACTTTTCCAAATGTACATTCAGATACAATATTAGCAAACGCTCTTTCGATTTCTTTTTCATCATCAGACTCTTGTGCAATCATAAGTGCCTTTTGTTCTTTAACAATCCAAGGTCTATATGTTATTGGTTTGTCTGTGGAAGGTAGATTCAACTCATAAGTAACAGTATTTATTTTTGGTAGTGCCATAATTTTTCATCCTTATAATTTTCGCAACACGGCAGGAAGAGCTCTATTAAGGTTTCTCTCCACTGCATTAGATATTGTTTGTCCTATTTTATCTGAGAGACTAGGTGCCTCTTGGTTAGTGTCAGCAGTAGTCCAATATCTAAAAGACATACTTACTGGTAAAATCATTAATGCATCATTCATTGCATAACCTAATTGTTGTTGTCCTATACTTTTAGGATAACACTCATGGAGTCTTAATCCGAATGTTCTCTGCGAGTTCTTGTCCAAAAGATATACTTCTATAACACCAATGTAATCATTGTAATAACCAAGGTTCCAAGTTTGAGGATTAAACATCTTCATCTGCCACTTCTCAAACATCACTCTCTCTTTTAGATCAGATGATGCCTGAAAAGTAAAGTCTATCGTATCTGCATATCCCACACCATCTACAACCTCTCTCTTTGGGCCGTAAATATTGGTGTCAGATGATGTATTGAGATTTCTTCCAGGCAGTGTAACTGATTCTGCACGTAAAGATATTTGTCTCATATCTCTCAAAGGAACTTGATCTACCAATCCTCTAGATTGATTTTGTGATGTTCCAGTAAAAGATGGAGCTGGTCTACTTATTGCAACCTCATATCTATTGGGTGTTGCATAACCTTCATTACTACGAAATTCAGATAAAACATCGTTAAGGACACCAAACGCTGCTCCTTCTAAAAACTTAGGTAAAACTGCCATTAGAGCATACTCCTAGAATCTTTCCATACTTCGGTTGCACCCGCTTTCTTAAATCTTTGTACTGGAAGTAGTGTTGCAATAGTAAATTCATCGGCATCAATTCTACGAAACTGTGATTTGGTTTGCCCTGCCAAATACCTATGTAGTGTAGGTTTAATCAAGTTGATCTTCTTTAGTTGGGTGTAGTCTGCGACAATACGAGTAGATTCATCAAACTTAGTGTTATTAGTATAGTCTACTAATTGGTCTAATAATCTTATCCTTAATGGTATTGGTAGATAATGAAAGTTAATACCAAGAAAACCATCAGGATACATTTCTAATGGAAGAACTAAAGGAAAAGAATCATAATATGGTAACTTCTTTTTATGTTTTGGATCATAAATGAACATATTCAACTTACCATAAAATGGTTTATTGTTTCGTTTACCATCACGTATCAAATCCAAAGGGCCTGGAGTACCAAACTCTTTAATCTTATCCCTATACCATTCAGTAGATTTAGGACGCCCTTTTGCGGCATCTTTTACCGCTTGCATATATTTACTAATTGCCATACTACTATTTATACGATATACCTAAATGATCTTCGTTTAGGATTTTAAAATCCATACTATTAATATCACAAAATTCTGTTGCATATTTCCACTTTGCTTCATTAACAGCCCAAGTTTTAACTGCACTATAGAACCTTTTGGTTTTTCTATTGGGAATCTTTGGTGGAGAACACTGTATTTTAGGTTTTATCTCTATAATAGACTTCTCTGTAGTACCGTCATGTTTTTTTACTTTAATGTAAAAATCTGGAAAATATCTATGGATTTTACCGTCTACGGGTGATAAATATGGTATGATGATCTCTTCACTGCCCCACTCTAGTATTGCACGATTAGTATCGCAGTACACCATAAACTTTCGTTCCCATAAAGAACGATACACTATACGTGAGGGATCACCTTTATATTTTTTTGGGTTTCTTGGTGTGTATTTACCTCTATATGCCACTTTGAATTACCTAAATAGTTTTATTACAAGGATATTTATACATGAGTTTTACTAGTGCAATAACAAATCAAGTCGCAAGAGGACTAACAGGTGTAGTTACGAGTTCAGTAAAGTCGAGTCTTGGTCTAAAGGGTGGTTCTCCAACTGGTGTTGGTGGTGGTTTTACTGGTGCAAATGGTACACCTATTTCTAAGAACCTAACATACCCATTAAATGTTGAAGGTGATCCAATGCAAGGACACTATATAATGTTCTTGATTAACACGACAGATCAAGCAAAAATTGCAAAGAATGAACTTCATGAAATGGATCAAGCGGATGCTGATGATGGTGGGTTGTATCAAATTGATAACGATGCAATAAGGGCAACTCAGTCAGGAGCAAGTCCTAGATACAAAGAGGGTGGGGAGCACAATGTTGCAGTTAAAAGACCCGCCACTGTTAGGTTAGAAAGAGCAATAAGTCTATACATGCCTGCTACTGTTGCAACGCAATACGGTGCAGATTATGAGCAGGCAGAAATAGGGGTAGGGGCACAGGGAGCTGCGGACTCCCTTGAAACTATTATTGATACATTCCAGAAAAAACAATCTGTAAAGAAAGCAGGGTCAGACCTTTTGGATACAGTAGGAGAATATGGTAGTATTCTTGGTATGAAGTGGGCCGCAGGTCTTCTCAATTCAGTGGGGACTTTGGCGGGGTTGCAAGGAACTTTGGCAGCTGGACAGATAAGGGCTGGTGCGATAATTACAAATAGAATAGAAATGTTATTTAAGAGAATGAATCGAAGAAGTTTCAGTTATTCCTTTAGTTTTTTTCCTAAGAGTGAACAAGAAGTTAGAATGGTACATGATATTATTATGTCTTTTAAAAGACACATGATGCCTGAAGAAATCGAGGGAGCTGAAATTATGAAAATGAAGTTCAAATCAAGACTAGGTAGATTTTTAAAGGTTCCTGATTCTTTTGATATTCAATATATGTATCAAGGAACAGAAAATCCTTGGATTGGAAAAATTTCAACATGTTACTGTACCAATGTTTCCGTTAAATACGGTGGAGAGAGATATACTGCATTTGAACCAACAACAGATTTAAACCATACAGGTAAAACTGCACCGCCTCCTCAAAAGATTGAGTTATCCCTTGATTTTCAAGAAATAGAA